CCTCGCGGAGCGCTACGCCGACTACCTCCAGGTCGGGTTCTTCGGCTTCCAGCGCCTCGACTCCACCGTCCAGGACGCCTCGGCGGCCGCGACGCTCTCGATCAAGCCCGCGGCCTGATCACCCCGCGGTGTTGGGCGGCGGCCTTCACGGTCCCCGCCCAACACCGCGCGGACTCACCCCGCCCGACACGACCAGGAGGACCCGATGCCTGACACCAAGCCCGCCCGCTCCCGCTCCCGTGCTACGGCGAAGCCGGCTCAGGCGGCCCCGCAGACCCCGGAGGCGGCTCAGGCGTCCCCGCAGACCCCGGAGGGGGTCCAGACGCCGGCGCAGACCCCGGAGCGTGACCACGACATCGTCGTGGCCGTATCGGTGCGGGCCGACGGCACCCCTGACCAGACGCCCGGGTTCCGGGTCATTGGCCAGGACGACGAGCGGGCCTGACGCGTCATGGTCTCGTCGTTCGTCACGGCTGCCGAGCTCGCGGCCTGGCTCCGTGATCCCACGCTTGCGACGGCGGCCGCGACCAAGGATCTGCTCGAGGAGGTCCTCGCCGCGACGATCGAGAACGTCGAGTCCAAGGTCGGTCCCCTCGAGCCCGCGTCGGGCGAGACCGACCTGACCGTGACCTACACCGTCTACCCGTCGGGGCGGAACCTGGTGCTGCCGGTGACGCACCTGACGGGCACGGTCGAGGTGAAGGACCCCGACGGGAACACGGTTATCCCCCGCGACGTGAACATGCTCGCCGGGATCGTCGAGCTGCCCGTCGTGCCGCGGCAGTCGCGGCCATGGACGGTCCGCTCGTCGTGCCGCGAGCACGGGCAGTCCGTGAAGCTCGCGGTGAAGATCATCGCCGCGCACCTGTGGCAGCTCCAGCGCCGGCGCCCGCCGGCGGGCCCGCAGACCGAAACCGGGGACGAGGCGCCCCGCGGGTCCGGGTTCGCGATCCCGCGCCGCGCAGCCGAGCTCCTCGCGCACTTCATGCGGGACGTCGTCGGATGAGCGGGGACACGATCACCCGGATCCACGCCGTCCTGACGACGCTCACCCCGCTCCTGGACGCGGCCATGCCCGAGGGCGCGACGCCGGACGAGACCGTCGCCGTGTGGGACGGTCCGCGGCTCGGTGAGTGGCCGTGGCAGATCGTGGTTTTGGGCCTCTCCGACGACCCCCGGGCCAACCCGCCGTACACGTGCCGGTACCAGCAGCAGGACGGCCTAGGCCGGGCCCGCTACGTCGAGACCTTCGCGATCCGCACCCTTGTCTCGGTCTCCGTGGGTCAGGACGACGCGATCGCGGCTGCTCGAGCGCGCGTCGTGGAGATCCTGGGCGCGATCGACACGGTCCTGGGCGAGCACCAGGTCGAGCGGGGCGTGTGGGACGAGATCGGCGTCGGCGACACGCAGATCGACTGGTTCACGACCCCGTCGGAGCACGGCGGGGTGAACGTCTCGGCCTTCGTCTCGATCGAGGGCTCGGCGATCCTGTGAGCCCCGTCCGGCACCGCGTCGTCGACGTCGAGCCGCCGGCGACCGGGGAGTACAAGGCCTCGGAGTTCATCCTGCTCGCCGAGCAGTTCAAGCGCGTCCCGGACAACATGCGGCGCACCCTGGCCCGCCGGCTCCGGCCGATCGGTGAGCGCGCGCTCGCGGCGGCGCGGGCGAACGCGTCGTGGTCCTCGCGGATCCCGTCGGCGATCACCCTGCAGGTGCGGTTCATCGGCAAGGCCGCCGGCCTGGCGCTGGTCGTGGACCACAACGCCGCGCCGCACGCGCGCCCCTACGAGGGCATCCTCTCGATGCAGTTCCGGCACCCGCTCTTCGGTGATCGGGACTTCTGGTACGAGCAGACGGCGCGCCCCTACGTCTGGCCCGCCGTCGCGGCCACCCAGCAGGCCGTCGCCGTCGAGGTCGACGCCGCCATCGACGACGTCCTCACAGCCGCCGGCTTCAACTGACCGGCCGCCCAAGCCCGGCCCGCCGACCAACTACCCGCCCGCCGCGAGGAGGTCGCTTCGTCATGCCCACGATCCGCCACCCGAACGGCACGACGGCCGTCGTCTCGGAGAAGGTACTGCCGTTCTGGACGGGCCCGGCGGGCTGGTCCCTCGCTGAGGAGTCCACCCCCGCTGCGAGCCCCCCGAAGGCGGCTCCGCGGCCGCGACGGCGCCGCGCGCGCCCACCGGCCCCCACGACGACCCCGGCGCCGACCGTCGGGGCCCCGGACGACGACCCGGGTCTGGGCTCGTCCACCACCACACCGAAGGAGTGAGTCATGGTCACCCAGATCCCCGAGTCCACCCGCTTCTACGCCCCGCCGGTCACGAAGTACCGGTGGCTGCCCGCGATCGCCGCGGCGACGTTCGTCCCGGTCTACGCCGAGTGGGACGCCGGCACCGACCTGTCGGACGAGGTCGCGGAGGTCAACGGGTTCACGGTCACCGACGAGGCGATCGCCACCCCGGGCCTGTCCTCGTTCACCGGGTCCGTGCCGGGGCGCACGTCGGTCGACCGGTCCTCGATCGCGTTCTACGCCGACCTCGCCGGGCAGGACGTGCGCACCGTCCTCGACGAGGGCGACGAGGGCTTCCTGTGCATCTGCCCCGCGGGCGACGCGGCCGGCAAACTCATGTCGGTCTTCAAGACCCGCCTGGGCGCGTTCGGTGAGCCGTTCCCGGTCACCGGGTCCAACGCGCACCAGCTGATCGTGCCGGTGCACATCCTGCGCAAGCCGGCCCGCGACGTCGTGATCCCCGCCTCGGCGTGAGCGTTCGCGATCGCCTGTCGGCCAAGGGCCGCCGCCACCTGGACCACCCGGTCGTCATCGACGACCCCGAGGCGGCGGCGGCCGCGGTCGCCGCACAGGACCAGCTGCTGTGGGCCGCTCGCATGCAGGGCGACCAGGACGAGATCGAGCGCGCGTCGGCCGCTCTGGAGAAGGCGAAGGCCGCTGCGGCGGCCTGCTACGAGTGGATCAGCTTCGACGCACTCGACCCGACCGACTACGAGGACCTCACCACGCGGTTCCTCATGGAGGACGGGCGCCTGGACGTCGACGCGGTCCTGCCGGCGCTCGCCGCGGCGTGTGCGACGGACGAGGACCTGCAGGACCCGGAGTACTGGGCCGCTGAGCTCGGCTCCGGGAGGTGGAACGCCGGCGAGGTCCACCACCTGTTCGCCGAGCTGACGGCGCTGAACCAGGGCATCCCCCCGGCCGGCCTGGGAAAAGGCTGAGCCGCGACCCGCTGCACGCCGCGCGCATGCGCTACTGCGGACCCCGCGGCATCCCCCTGTCGACGTTCCTGAGCTGGCCACGGGCCGACCAGGACGCGGCCCTGACGTGGCAGGCCCACGAGGCCGAGCGGTGCCCCGGGTGCGGGCGCCACCCCGACGACCCGCCCACGCACGCCCACAAGGCCTCCTGCCCGACGTGCGCGGAGCAGTCCGAGGTCGCGAAGAAGGCCCACGACCTGCCCGGTGGGCACGTCCAGTGGTCGCCCGGCATGAGGTCCGACTGCCCGACCTGCAGCCCCCAGCGAGGGAGGTGAGACGGTGACCGCTCGCCAGCGGGACGTCAAGGTCCGGATCCTGTCGGAGTACTACGACGCCGGGTCGAAGGCGGCCGAGCGGGCGACCCGCCGTCTCGCGTCCCTGCAGATGGCCGCCGCGGCGGAGGACGCGCGCCGCGAGCAGGCCCGCGCCGACGCGATCATCGCCGCGAACCGCCGGCAGCTGGACTCCATGGAGGCCGTCGGCCGCACCTCGCTGAAGGTGTCCGCGGCGATCGCGATCGGCCTGGGCCTGGCCGCGAAGGCCGCGATGGACTGGGAGTCCGCGTTCGCCGGGGTCCGCAAGGTCGTCGACGGGTCCCCCGCGGAGATCGCCGCGCTCGAGGGCGAGCTCCGCGGCCTGGCGAAGGTCCTACCCGCGACGCACGAGGAGATCGCCGCCGTCGCGGAGGTCGCCGGCCAGCTCGGGGTCGCGCGCGCCGACATCGCCGCGTTCACGCGCACGGCGATCGACATGGGCGAGACCACGAACATGGCCGCCGACGAGGCCGCCACGTCGATGGCCCAGCTCTCGAACATCATGGGCCTCGCGGCGTCGCAGTCCTCCCGCCTGGGGTCGACGATCGTCGAGCTCGGCAACAACGGCGCCTCGACCGAGCGCGACATCGTCTCCATGGCGCTGCGCATCGCCGGCGCCGGCCGGACCGTCGGCATGACCGCCGACCAGGTGCTCGCGGTCTCCTCCGCCCTGGCTTCGGTGGGCCTGGAGGCCGAGGCCGGCGGATCCGCGATCTCCCGCGTCCTGATCCGCATCGACCAGGACGTGTCCTCCGGCGCGAAGACCCTCGAGACCTACGCGCGCGTGTCCGGGATGACCGTCGAGGACTTCAAGGCCCAGTGGGGCCGCGACGCGACCGGCGCCCTGACCAGGTTCATCACCGGCCTGGGCGACATGCAGCAAGCCGGCGGCGACGTCAACGGCACCCTCACCACCCTCGGCTTCACCGAGATCCGTGTCTCCGACGCGCTGCGCCGCGCCGCGCTCGCCGGCGACCTCCTCACCGACTCCGTCGAGACCGGCTCGCGGGCGTGGGAGGAGAACATCGCGCTCGCGGAGGAGGCCTCGAAGCGGTACCAGACCACTGAGGCGCGCCTCGAGATGGCCCGGAACCGGCTCAACGACGCCGCGATCGACGTCGGCGCGAACCTTCTCCCGATCGTGGCGCGTGCGGCGGAAGACGTCGGCTCGCTGGCGATCGGGTTTTCTGCCCTCCCGGAACCCGTGAAGCAGTGGGCGACGAACCTCGGCGTAGCCGCGCTCGGCTTGACCGCGGTCGTCGGCGGCGCCGCGGTCGTCATCCCGAAGCTGACCGCCTTGAAGGCGACCGTCGACGCCCTGCACGGCGGGTCCTCTCTGTTCGGCAAAGCTCTCGGCGGGACGGCGTCGGTCCTGACGGGGCCGTGGGCGCTCGCGATCGGCGGCGCCGTCGCCGTGCTCGGCATGTGGGCCAAGGCCCAGGGTGACGCCGAGCGGAAGATCCAGGACTACCGCGAGTCCCTGGACCAGCAGACTGCGTCGATCACCGAGAACACCCGGGCTACCGCGTACAACAACCTGGAGAAAGCGGGCGCGATCGAGCCGGCCAAGCGACTCGGCATCGCGCTCGAGGACCTGGTTGACGCAGCGATCGACCCGACGTCAGAGGCAATGCGGCGAGTCCGCGAGACCACGGACGCCGTCGCCGAGTCCCAGGGTCGGTTGCCGGGCACCGCGGGACGCACCGCAGCATCGTTCGGCACGGTCGAGGAGGCATCCGGCGACGCCCTGCGGGTCCTCACCAGCCTCGAGGGCGAGCAGGGCGCCGTCGCCGAATCACAGGCCCGGTTGCGCGACCAGCAGGCCGCTGGGATCAGCACGACCGAGGACACGGCGGCCGCTCAGACGATCTACAACGACGTCCTCCGCGACGGGAACCAGCTCCTCGAGGACGGTGCAGAGGCGATCGACGAGCTCGCGCGCGCACTGGAGGACCTCAACGGCCCCGCACTCGACGCCGAGGCCGCCGAGTCCCGCTACCAGGAAGCAGTCGACGCGGTCACCGACGCGGTGGAGAAGAACGGCCGGACAACCGACCTGAACACCGCGGCCGGACGCGCCAACCGGGACGTGCTCCGCGGCCTGGCCGAGGACGCGATGAAGCGAGCAAACACGCTCATGCAGCTCACCGGCGACGAGGACAAGTGGCGCACGTCGCTCGAGGAAGGCCGTCAGGCGCTGCACGAAGCCGCGCTCCAGATGGGCATGTCCGAGGAGGCCGCCTGGGCCTACGTCGACTCCGTCCTCGCCATCCCCTCCGAGGCCGCGGTCACCGCGACGTTCGACGCCGTCGTCGCCGAGCAGCAGATGACGGCTTTCGTCAACCACTGGTCCGGGTACAACATCCCGATCTACGCCACGATGAACGCCGACCAGGCGCTCGCGGCGATCCAGCAGGTGCAGCGCCGCGCCGGCGCGCCGGTCATGCAGGCCGCGGGCGGCACGCTCGAGTTCTACGCCGGCTCCGGGATCCACGAGTCCCACGTCGCGCAGATCGCCCCCGCCGGCGTCACCCGGATCTGGAACGAGCCGGAGACCCAGGGCGAGGGCTACGTGCCCCTCGCGAACGACTGGCGGCGGCCCCGGGCCGAGGCGACCCTCGGCGAGATCGCGTCCCGGTTCGGCGGCGCGTACCTGTCCGAGGCCGACCTGATCGCGATCGGTGGCCGTAACGGCAGTGTCTCGGCGGCCGACCTAGCGGCGGCACTCAACGGCGTCTCGATGACGCTCGTCATCCCGGGCACTGGCGTGCGCGAGGTCGCGCGCGTGGAGGCGCAGGGCGTCGCCGCGGCCGCGCAGGCGGTCCGCACCACGACGTTGACCCAGGGGAGGGCTCGCTGATGGCGCTCGCGATCGCGACCGATCTGGTCGGGCCCGCGTCTCCGCAGGTGGTGCAGGTGACGGTGTCGGGTCTGACGGTGGGCCAGTCGTTCGTCGTGTCCGCTGAGGCTGCCGGCACGTCTTGGACGGTGCGGGGCGGGGACGCGGTCGCGGTCGCTGCTCAGGTGGTGCTGACGGACGTCGCGACGCCCGTGAACGCTGCGGTGACGTACACCGTCGTCTCGGGCACGGAGTCGGCGTCGGCTGCTCCCGTGACGGTGCCGTTCGACGGGGACTACGTTCTGTGTTCCCTCGACGGGCGGGTCGCTGTCGGTTACGAGTGGCACGGCAACGACAACCCGCGGGAGGTGCACCTGCGCACGGCGACGTTCGACGTGCCGGGGCGCTCGACGCCGGTCGTGCGGTGGGACGTGTCCTCCGGTGAAGCGGGCGAGCTGATGCTGCGCGCGACGCCGACGCAGTCGGCGCTGTTGCGTGCGCACCTGCGCGAGCGTGGCCCGGTCATGATCCTGCGCACCGACGGCGCGCAGCTGGATCTGGCGCCGGTGGAGTACGTGGCGATCACGCGGGTGTCGCACGCGTCCTTCGGGTTCGACGGCACTCGGCTGTGGTCCGTGCGCTTCGAGCTGATCGAGGACCCGGAGCCGTCGCTGGTCCTGGCGGTCTCGACGTGGGACGACTTCGACGAGGTCTACGCCGCGTTGACGTGGGACGACTTCGACGCGGAGTGGTCCTCGCTCACCTGGGACGACCTGGACCAGGTCGACTGGAGCACGCGCTGATGCGTGAGGGCCCGTCTTCTGAGGTCCTGGCGGGCGCGGCGGGGTGGCGCCCGATCGGTGCGTCCTGGTTGGACAACCAGCTCCTGACCGGTTCGGCCGGGATCCCGATCGTGTCGGGCCGGCTCTCCGCGGCGCGTTCCCTGCAGGTGCCCGAGCGCCTGGACTTCGCGGTTCCCGAGCTCGACCGCGGGACGTGGTGGGTGCCGGGCGCTGACCCGGAGCACCCGTTGGCGCGGTACGGGCAGCGGATTGACGTGTCGATCGCGGTGCGGTCCTCGATCAGCGGCCCGGAGGCGCTCACCCGCCTGGGGCGGTACGTCGTGCACTCGTGGAAGCACGACGACGTCGCAGGCCTGGTGAACGTCACGTGCCTGGGGGTGCTGCAGCGCCCGGCGGAGGACCGGTTCGTCGTCCCGGAGTCCCCGCGCGCGGGCGGCACCCTCGCCTCGGAGTTCCGCCGCCTGATGGTGCCCGGCATCCCGGTGACGATCGACCCGGCCCTGGTCGACCGGGCGTGCCCGACGTCGTTCCAGTGGCCCCAGGACCGCCTGGACGCGCTGTGTGAGATCGCCGAAGCGTGGCCGGCGCGGATCCTCGCCGACCAGTGGGGCGGCCTGCGGCTCCTGCCCCCGCTGCCCGCTGTCCCGGTCCCGGTCTTGACCCTCACGGACGGGCACCGCGGCACCGTGGTCTCCGCCCCCCGATCGGACACCCGCGACGGCGCGTACAACGTCGTCGTCGGCACTTCCTCGGTCACCGACGCCACCGCGATGGACCCGCTGCGCGCCGTCGCCCAGGTCACCACCGGGCCGATGGCCGCGACCGACGACGGCACCGGGTACGGGCGCGTCGTCCGCTACTGGTCCTCCCCCCTGGCCACCACACGCGCCACCCTGCAGGCCGCCGTCAACACGATGCGGGACAACGCGGCCCGCCCAGCGGTGGTCCGCACCGTCACCCACGCGCCCGACCCGCGCGTCGAGCTCGATGACGCGGTCGCGGTGGTCCGCGGCGACGACGAGGAGTGGGGGTGGGTCGTGGCGGCCGAACTTCCGCTCACGGTCGGTGACGGGCCGGCGCGCACCGACGTCGGGATCGCGGCCTGATGGGCATCCTCGAGGACGCCCGCGAGGTCGGGGCCCTTCCCCAGGGCCCCCGCCCGGGCGCGCTGACGCGCGTGCACGCGATCGCCCAGCTCGTCTCGATCAACTCCACCACCCAGCGCGCGACCGTGGTCCTGGACGGCGGGCAGCCCGTGGAGCTGCCGTACCTGCCCGGCTCCTACACCGGGTTCACCACGGTGCTGGTGCTGTGCGACCCGGCGCAGGGCGGCCGGGGCGCGTGGGTCCTGGGCCCGGTCGGTGCGCTCGCGGACGCCCCGCCCGCGCCGCCGCCGCCGTCGGGCACGGTCACGGCGTCGGCGCTGGTGCTGCCGCAGTGGTCGGGCACCTGGCGGGTCTCGCGGGCGGCGTGGGACCGGTGGAACACCGACCGGTACGGCGGCCGGTCGGACCTCTACCAGGGCGACGGGTACGGCTCAGGGACCCTGATCGGCCTGGCGACCTACGGGGACCAGATCGCGAACCTGGGCGCGACGGCGATCACCGCAGCGGTCCTGACGGTGCAGCGCAACGGCTCGGGCGGGGCGGCCGCGGTCACCGTGCAGGGATCCCCGAACGGCACTCCGCCGGCTGGCGCGCCATCGGCGTCCGGCGACTCCGCGTCGTCCGCGGTGCTCGGCGCGACCGACCGCGGCCAGATCACCCTCACGGCTGGGATGCGCGAGGCCCTGCGCACCGGGGCCGCGAAGGGCCTGGCGCTGGTCGGGGCCACCTACGCGGGCGTGTTCGGCACGTCCAGGCCGGACGGCATGGCGCTGGCCCTGACCTACACGAGGCCGGCGTGAGCGCCACCGCCCCGCCGTCGGTGTGGGAGGTCTGCGGGACGTGCGGGGCGCTGGTCGCCGACCCGGTCCGGCACGCGGTGTGGCACGAGACCGAGCAAGCCAGCAGGGGGGAGAGGGGCCAGTGATCCTGGTGACCGTTCACGGACCTGACGGGGCACCACTGGCGTGGGTCGACACGCAGACGCGCACCGTCCACGAGCACCGCGGCGACGTCGCGCTCGAGCGCCCGCTCACGGACTCGGAGAACGCGGCCGTCGACGCACTCCTTGCAGCCCAGGCGCGGGCGATCGCGGCGGGCCTGGTGCGCGAGGAGCTCGCCGCCGGCGTGGCTGCGATCACCGCGGCGCGGGAGGCGGCGGCCGCGGACATCCCGACCGCCGAAGGCCTCGCCCAGGCCGCCGCCGCGTCGAGGGACCAGGCGTCGGCGCAGCGGGCCCAGGTGGCCGGGTGGACGCCGTCGACCACGTACAGGGCGGCGGACCTCGTCGCGGTGCGCGACCAGCTGGTCACCGTCCTGAACCGGCAGGCCGCGATCCTCGACGCCCTGGTGGGCGCGAACGGGTGGCGGCCCGCGGTCGACCGCAACGCCGTCACGACGGACAACGCCCTGCTCGGTCTGGCGCGCCTGACCGCGGGGATGCTCGACGACTCCCAGGAGGGATGACGCATGGCTACTGACGTCCGCGGCCACACCGTTCCGGCCGCCTCCGGTCACCCGGCCCGCTCGGACCTCCTGAGCCTGGCCCTGTCGATCCGCGACCCCATCCCGGTCGCGTCGGTGGCGGCGCGCGCCACGAAGCTCTCCAGCCTCGCCTCCGCCGGGATCACCCCGTCGACGTCGAACCCCATCGCCTTCTGGCGGGCCGACGCCGGCGACGGGCGCGAGCTGGAGTACACGACCGACGGGACAACGTTCTGGACCGTGGACGCGGTCACCGGGGAGACCACCGTCACGGCCTCCTCGGGGTGGGCGTGGACCGGCGGAGACGTCCGCATCCGCGGCGGTGACGGCGAGTTCGCCCCGGCGCGGATCACCCGCCAGTCCACATCGATCGCCCTGTCGACCGGCGCAGCGAACGCCGTCCAGATCGGCACCGTCCCGGCCGGGTACCGGCCCTCCGCACTCGACGTGTACACCCCGGCGATCATCCGCCTCGGTGACGCGTCCACGGTCGTCCAGGCGTGCGAGATCCGGTTCGTGACCAGCGGAGTGGTCCAGGTCCAGGTCGGCGTCGCGGGCACGCTCACGACGTCCGGCTACATCGCGATCCCCGCGCAGCGGTGGGTCAAGGCATAGGCGCCGAGGAGGAGCCCCATGCCCGAGCTGCCCGACTGGCTCATCGCCGCAGGCGCGATCGCATCCGCTCTCCTCGCCCTCGCCGGGGTCTGGCGGCTGACCTCGCCCGCGCGGGCGCGCGCGAGGTCGCTGGCTCAGCGCGCGAACCGGGCGCTCGACGTCGTCCTCGGCACCCCGGAGATCCCCGACCCCGACCGGCCGGGCGAGGTGCTGCGGCCTGCGATCCCCGACATCGGGGTGCGGATGACGCGCCAGGAGACCCTGCTCGAGCAGGTTGTGCTGGGCGCGGTCGAGGAGGCCCGCCAGTCCGCGAAGGCCGCCGCGGCGTCGGCCGACACCGCGGCCCGCTCGGCGGCGGCCGCTGCAGCGTCCGCCCAAGCGGCCGAGTCGATCGTCGCGTCCGATCACTCCCGCATCGGTGAGCTCGCGCTCCGGGTCGAGAACCTCACCGGCGCGATCGCCGCTCACCCCCCGGAGGCGTGACCATGGCCACGATCCTGAACGGGCGCCTGCCCGACTCCCTGCTCGCGGAGGTCCCTTGGGCACCGGGCGAGTACATCGCCGCGGACGCCCTCCCCTCGCTCACACGCCTGAACGCGGCGTTCCGGGCCCGGTTCGGCCGGGACCTGACGATCAACGAGGGCTACCGGTCCTACGCCACGCAGGTCGAGTACAAGGCCCGCACGAAGCTCCCGAAGACCGACCCCCGCTACCTGCGGTTCGCGTCGACGCCCGGCAAGTCCGTGCACGGATGGGGCTACGCCGTCGACTTCGGCCTGATCTACGGGTTCGGGTCCGACGAGTACGCCTGGCTCGCCGATCACGCCCCCGACTTCGGCTGGTGGCAGCCCCCGCAGTACCGCGCCGACGGCGACTACCCCGAGTTCTGGCACTGGGAGCGGAACCCCTCCCTCGAACAGCCCACCGAGCCCGCCGCCGCCGCACCGGCCCGTGTCCCCGAGGAGGACGACGACATGTTCCAGCTCATCGAGAAGCTCTACCGCGAGGAGCTCGGCCGCGAGCCCGACCCGAGCGGCATCGCGACCTGGCTCGACGTCGCCCGCGCGCAGGGCGCCGTGGCCATGGTCGAGGCCTTCCGCAAGAGCAAGGCCGAGCGCGCCACCGTGCTCCGCGCCTTCCGGGTCCTGCTCAACCGCACGCCATCCGAGCGCGACATCGCCGAGCGCGCCGGCAAGCAGACCGTCGCCGAGGTGTGGGCCTCGATCAAGGCGTCCGGGGAGTACCAGGACAAGCACTGACCAGCCATGCCCCACCACCACCCGCTACGCGAGATCGGGCACGCGTGGGTGGCTCATCCCGGCCGCGCTCGCGGCCATCCTGTCCGCCGCCACGGCGGGCGCCCTACTGCCCTGAGGAGGGCCCGTCATGATCGTCTTCACCCGCGCCTGGTGGGAGGCCGTCGGCAGCCGCGTTGCCTACACCGCGCTTGCCGCCATGCTGCCCCTCGTCGCGCTGCTCGTCGCCGGCGACATCGCCCCCCGCGGCGTCCTGTCCCTGGTCGCCGTGCAGGCCGTTGCCGCGTTCGCCACCGCCCTCGCCGGACTCCCCGAGGTCACGGGGAAGACCGTGCCCCTGTGGCGCGCCATCCTGGCCCGCACCGCGAAGACCCTCGGCCAGTCACTCGCCACCGCGTTCGCCGGCGTCGAGCTGCTCGAGCAGATCGCCTGGGCCGACGCGTGGATCCTGATCGCCGGCGCCACGCTGTACACCCTGCTGCGCACCCTGCGGGACTGGCTCCCCGAGACCGCCGAGCCCGCGATCGTCGGGGTCGTCAGCGGCGATGGTGTGCCCGCTGTGACCGCGCTGCCCGGGCCGGCCGACGTCCCCGCCTCGGTTCTGGTCGACGTCGACGTCGACGACCCTCCCGGGCCCGACCACCGGGCCTGACCATGTGTGCGTCCGACGGCCACGAGTGCGAGGTCGAGCAGGCGCTCCGCGACCGCATCGCCCGCCTCGAGGCCGAGCGCGCCGACCTGCTCGCGATCATCGCCCGACACCAGGGCCTGACACGCATCCCCGGCGCCGTCGAGACCGCGCACCCTGACGACGCGGCGTAGCACCCCCGCGCATCGGCGCCCCCGCCCTTCTTCGGAAGGGCGGGGGCGCCATCGGCGTTGCTGGTGATCGGGCGAACATGGTGCCGATCGTGTGAATTCGGGGCCGAAAGGCTTGTCTCCGCCGCTCGGCGTGCCGATAGTCTCCACATGTGGGCTACTGGAGGCGCCACCAGAAGCGCGAGCTCGAGGCGGTGCTTGGTGAGTTCCACGAGGCCGGTTGGAGGATCGATGACCCGCCGACGTACTATCGCGTCCGCTGCCCGTGCGGGCTGCACATGCGGTGGATCCACCTGACACCGAGCAACCCGCGGTACGCCCGAGAAGCCCTGCAGTGGCTGTACCGCCAAGACTGCTACCGAGCGAGGGAAGGAGGGCAAGGCGCATGACGACCCAGATCGGTGTCCAGGCCGAGTTCACGGTCACGTCCCGGGAAGTTGACGGGACGGCATCTCCGCTGGACCCCGAGGCTCTCCGCGAGGAGTGCGACCGGCTGATGGAGGCTCTCCTCGACATGGAGGCGAGCGGCTGCAAGATCGGCGACGCCGCTGTGGCTGCCGACTTCGGCCGCGGCATCGTCGAGTTGAGCCTCACCGCGACCGGTGATGACTTCGAAGCGGCCGAGGCGTGCGCGTGGGCATCCTTCCGCGCCGCCATCCACAAGATCGGCGGGCACACCCCGGAGTGGCCGGCCGTCTTCACCGCGACCTCGAAGCGCTCCGAGCTGCTGCCGGTCGGCTGACGAGAGCCCGAAGGCGCCCTTGTTCTTCGCGTGAGCCTAGGGCAGCGCGCGTGCCGCCGGGACGTCGGGCGGGTGAATCGTCCGTGCAAAACCGACCCGCGCCCTGATCCGCTCCCGCGGCCGCGCGGCCGCCTGTACGGTGCACCGGACGCGGCGCTGGTTGGGTGCGCACCCCGCCATCGTCGGCACGCACCGGCCAGGCCCCGCCGCCCCCTGTGGGCCCGGCCGGCCTGACAAGGCGCCCCCACCCCGACCCGGGTGGGGGCGCCTTCGCCATGTCCGCACCCCGACGCACACTGACCCGATGACGCGCGGCCCCGACCCCGACTACTCCGGCTGGCTCGTCACCGTCGGCGACCCGAAGGGCGCCCGCATGCTCGAGCACCCTGTGCGCGCGATCGTGACCGCCGCGACCTACTCCGATGCGGTGATCACGATCGAGGCCGACGTCGTCGCCCGCGCGAAGGGCCTGGTGTGCGTGCGCCAGGAGGTGTCCGAGCGGGAGCCATGGCTCGCGTGGATCCCGCACGAGCGCGCGACGCCGGTCTCTCCTACTCCAGCACGTCCGGGCACCAGCGCTTGATGAGTGCACTGACCGCGGCCTTGCCGAGCGTGTCGTCGCCGAGCTGCTCGCCGAAGGTGAACTCCATCGACGTGACCGCGATCGACGGTGCACCGGTGTACGTCCTGAGGTCAGTGCAGGCAGCCGCGGCGATCTCGTCGAGATTCGCGTCGCTGGTGTCCTCCCAGCCGGCCGCGCCGCGCATCGCTTCGTAGTAGCGAACCTGATCCGGGTCGGTGACTGCCGTCTCTGTCGGGTCAGGCTCGGGCTCGACGGTGACTGTGACGGCCGTTGATGGCGCGTCCTGGCTGTCGGGCGCGCTCTCCGAGCAGGCGGCGAGCGTCGCCCCGGCGACGAGGACGAGCGCGAGCGTCTTCCCGTGGGTCTTCATGGTGCGGATCCTCCTCCAGTGGTGCTGTGCGATGCCAGGTGGTGTGCGCTAGGCGGCGCGCACGGCGAGCGGGCCAATGGTGTCGGCGGCTTCGACGGCGGCGCGCAGGTGGTCGTCGGGCAGCTCGACGTAGACGAGGGTCGTCTCGGGTGAGGCGTGCCCGAGGAGCCGGGAGACGGCGAGCAGGTCGCGGGTGCGGGCGTAGGCGCGTGTCCCGAACCGGTGCCGCAGGGTGTGCCCGGTCCATGGTGCCGGTAGCAGGGCGCTGAGGAGCTTCGAGACGTAGTTGGCGGTCAGGTGTCCGCCGCGCTGCGTGTTCGGGAAGAGCCATCCGTCGGCGGCCCTGATGGCGTCGACGAGTTCGCCGCGGGCAAGGGGCACGTACCGGACCTTGTTGCCCTTGCCGTGGACCAGGAGCATGTCGCCCACCAGGTCGTCGCTGTGCACGCGCGAGATCTCGCCGGCGCGAAGCCCGGCCAGCGCGCCGAGCTCGACCATGAGGCGCTCGCGGGGCGTGGCGCGTTCGAGCGCGTCAAGGATGACGGCCTCCGGTGTGGGGCGCGGGTGACCGCGAGGGACCTTGACGCGCTCGAGCCGGGCGGAGGGGTCGTGGTCTGTGCGCTCGGTGGCCACGGCCCACTGGTAGAAGCCGCCGATGACGGTGCGCAGCGACTTGCGGGCAGCCGGTCCCCACTCGACGTCGCAGAGAAGGTCCTCGAGCTGGCGCGCGGTGACGTCCCAGGGGCCGACGTCATGACGCTCGAGGAGCCGGTTGGCCATGAGGTTCACGTAGTGCTTGTAGAGCACGATGGTCGCTGGCGAGCGTCGTGCGTGCAGGCTCTTGACGTAGCCGGCGATGGCGGGGCCCCAGCCGTGGGGGCGGGCGGTGATGGTGTCCACGGACTCACCACTGCGCGCACCGCCCGTGCGCCCGCCGTCGGACCGGGGGCGCACTCCCGGCGCGCCCCCATGACCGCCCCCCGGCTTCATGGGAACCGGGTGTACCAGGTGCAACACCTTGATCACCTGGTCTCTTCGGGTGACCGGTGGAAAAGTCCGCCCGGTGGGACGGACATGTCCGGTTTGCCCGTCAGGGGGTCTCGGCGTGGTTGAAGGCGATCGCCGTCACCAGGCTGGGGACGGCGTCGCGCACCTTGGCCGACAGCAGGATCGGCTTCCGGTAGGCGTGCCCGCAGGAGCACGTCCAGTGCTTCGCGTCGGCAGAGAAGGTGACCAGGTGCTCCCCGCACCAGATCTGCGCGCCCGGCTTCGCGGGCGGGCTAGCGCACCGCCGGCACAGAGTGACGCCGTCGGCGTCGGTCGTGAAGTACTCCGGCCCGACAAAGGTGCTGTCATACCCGCACAGGTCGCAGATCATGATGGTGACGGTGACGGTCCGGGTGCTCACTGGGCCACCGCCACGGGCTCGGCGCGCGCGGCGGCTGGCTCACCGCTGCCGGGCCACGGACCCTGGACGATTGTCGCGGTCAGGGCCTCTGTGACCTGCACGGACGTTGAATCCGCGGGTTGTGGGTTCGATCCCCACGGGGCCCACCCAGCAGCAGCCGCGCCACCGGGCGTCGGCCCAGGCTGCGCGACGTCGAGGCCGAGGATCCAAGCCGCAGGGATGCGCGTGAGCATCTCGATCCGCTTCGCTACCGCGACCAGGTCGCGCGGTCGCTGACGGTCGGTCTCCCAGCCCGCAAGCGAACCCGCCGGCACGCCGAGCGCCTCGGCGAACTCGCGCTGGTCCATGTTCGCGGTCGAGCGCGCCTTGCGGATCCGGTCGCCGAGCGTCCACCAGGGGATCACGGGCGCCCCGTCGGGGGTCACGTGGGTGGTCTGCGTACTCATGGGACAACCATGCCACCCCAAGCAAACCCATGCAAGAGCCGGTACGGGTGAACTACTTCGAGTGTCTCCGTTGACATCGAACAACACAGAGTGCTTGAGTCTGCCCCATGCAACCGATGCATGCTGTGGGAACCGCGGGTAACTGGCTCTCCGTCGGCCAGGCCGCGGCGATCGCCGGGGTCCACCCCGACACCCTCAAGCGCTGGGAGAAGGCGGGCAGGATCTCCTCCGCCCGGACCCCCACCGGCCACCGTCGGTTCCGCCTCGAGGACGTCCAGGCCCTCCTCGTCTCGACTGGCGAGGAGCCCTCGTGACCCCGGCCGCCCGCGTCCCGGGCTGCCCCATCTGCCAGCGGTTCGACGCCGCCGTCGGTGCCGCGCTCGCGGGCCTTCGCGCCGCGGCGCGCGCCCGAGCTCGTGCCCGGTTCACGGTCGACGTCGACCGTCGCGACCACCAGGTGGCCGCCGCGCGGCGTCGTCACGAGTCGGCACGGGAGGTCCTGCGGGACCACCTGCGCGAGACGCACGGCATCGACCCGTCCGCCCCGACCCCGCTGGCCCTGTTCCGTGCCGGCGCCGACCAGGGCCGAGTCGCCCGCGGCCGCCACCTCGCCGCGGTCCACGCTGCCGGGAGCGCGTCGTGACCGCGCGGCCCCGGTGGATGCGGCGCCCGCATGTGCGGCTACAGCCCCTGCTCCCCGTAGACCTCGAGTTCGAGCGACTCAAGGCGCTCGCGGACGCCCGCTACCTCGTCCTGGTGGGCGAGCAGGACGTTGCTCGCCGTGACGACGGCCAGGTCGAGGGTGTTGGCCTGCATGACCAGGGCGCGCAGCAGCTCGCTGACCGGCCCGGGCGGGGCGAGGTCCTCGAGGCCGACGACTGCCGCGCTCACGGCGAGCCGGTGATCGCTCGCCCTGCGCCGCAGCGTCTCAAGCGCGTCGATGAGCTCCGCACGTTCCACGCACTCGACCGTACCGCCGGCTTCTTCTTCGCCGGCGCCCGCCAGGGCCGCTCACGGGCCCTGATCGCCCGCGGCCGCGCGCTCGCCGCCCACCACCAGGCGCTCGCGCCGCTTCGCGTCGCCGACCGGCCGACGTGACCACCTGGGGCCCGCCCGCCTCCGCCCCCTTGGGCGGGCGGGCCCCACGACCAGCACCCGACCAGCTCGACCGGAAGGACCACCCGATGTCCCGCGAACGGCTCGCCCTCCTGGCTTACCGGGCAGCGGCCTGGGTCGCACCCGTGGTCCTCGGTGTCGCGCTCGCCTACCAGTGGGTCGTGAACCCGTGGCCGGTCGCGCTCATCGCGACCGGGACCGCCGCGCTCGGGGTCCTCGTGGCGCTGATCGTCGACGACTACCGGATGCTGCAGCTCCGCCGCACGTGGAGCGAGCTGCTCGTCGAGTACCGGACCGCCGCGGTCGACGCGGGTCGTGAGGCGGTCCGCGCGGGCGTCTTCGCCGACATGCTCCGCGAGGCCGTGCTCGAGCTGCACCGGCCCTACGAGGGGACGCTCGGCGACGACGGTCTCGGTGACGCCGCCCGCACCTACTACGAGGTCATCTTCGACGACGAGGGCATGCCCGCCGACCACGAGTGCGTCGCCGAGGCGCTCTACATCCCCGGCCTCGGCTTCATGCGGTGCGACGAGATCTCCGGGGCGCACGTCGTCGAGGCTTGCGTCCACTGCTGCCAGCCATGGCCCTGCCCGACCGCGGCCGCCGTCATGCCGCGCACCTGCAAGCACTGCGGCTGCACGGACCTCCTCGCCTGCGACGGCGGATGCTCGTGGGTCTCCGACGACGAGTGCTCCGCGTGCGTGCCCCTGACCGTGACGATCACCGTCGACGACGAGCAGCTCGAGCGCGCGACCACGGGCAGCACGAGCCGCGAGGCTTCGCTCGCCGAGGACGGTGCGGCATGAGCGCGACGCCCTGGCTGCAGACCCCGCACCCCGACGGGTACCCGAAGCACCCGACGCAGGAGCGCGAGCAGCGCGACCGGATCGCCGGCGCCCCGAACCCCGCCGCCCTCACGCCGCGCGGCACGCGCGTCCTCGCGGCGGCGGACCGGGTCCCTCCAGCCCGCCGTCTCACCGGCCCCCTCGTCGGCCTGGTCATCGTGGCCGCGCTCGCCGTCTCCGTCGCGCTCGACCCGGCGCCGGCGCTCGACGGCCGCGGCCTGGTCGCCGTGGTGGTCGCTGTCGCGCTGGTCCCCGCCGGCGCCCGGGCCCGGAGGGCCGCACGGTGACCCGGCCGGTGTGGGACGAGCAGGCAACCGACGGCCTCAACGCCGCCCGGGGCCTGCACCTCGCGCTGCGCTTCGCCGCCCTCGTCGTGGCGCTCGCGGTGGTCCTGGTCCTGGTCGTGCTCGCGATCGTCAAGGGCTGGCTGGTCTGGGTCCTCGCGGTGGTGCTGGGCGCGTTCGTGCTCCTGGTCGGGCGGCGGCGATGAGCGCCCGCCTGACCGCGACGGACGCGGTGCTGTCGTGCGCGGCCGCCCAGACCCGTGAGGAGCTCCACCTCGCCCGCCTGGCGCTGATCGACACCGGTCGCGCGGTCCTGACCGACCTCGACCGCGGCTCCCTGGTCTCCGGGACCGGGGACGCGGGGCGGTACCTGCTCGGCGGGTCCGGGCACCCGTCGGACACGACGGCGCGCCGCTCGTCGCGTCTGCAGGTCCGTCTCCTCGCGCGTCTGGCCCGCCCGGACGCGGAGGTGACCCTGTGAGCGCCGCGCGCCCCGCCTACGCGGCCCGCGACGCCGGGCAGCAGCGCTCGCTGTTCGACGTCGACGTCGACGTGCAGGAGGCCTTCCTCGACGTCGTCCGGGCCCTGCCGGCGGGCCGGGAGTTCACGGTCAACGACGTGCGCGACCAGCTCGACGAGCTCGGCGTCCCCGCGAAGGCGCGCGGCGGTCTCTTCTCCGGCGCGACGAAGGCGGGCCTGTGCCGGCCGGCCGTGGTGCGCGTCGACGGCGCGGAGTACCCGAAGACGGTCCCGTCGACGGGGGAGTCCGCGAACGCGGCGCGGGTGCGCGTGTACGTCCGCACCGGGGGTGGTCCGACGTGAAGGTGACCCGCTGCAACGACTGCGGGGCCCGGATCCGCCTCGTGATGGTCATCCCCGCGCGGATCGACCGGAAGAAGCCGCGCCGGTACATCCCGCTCGAGCGGGACTACGACCCGCGCAAGTCCCCGATCCCGCCGTCGCACGGCATGAACCTCGCCCGCACGGTCTGCCACCCGATCACCGCGGACCACCCGCTCGAGGACCACGAGATTCCCGCCCTGACGCACTTCGCGGTCTGCGCCGCAGGCCGCCGCTCGCGCACGACCTGACCCGTCCCGGAAGGACCAGACCCGCCATGACCACCACACCGACCAAGCCCCGCCGCGGCCGCACAGCCGTGCCAGCCGTCGACGCGGCCGCGTCGGCGACGTCGCCCGGGCTCGACGCCCTCACGACGAGCGACGGGCGCGCGCGCTTCGCCTTCGTCGACGTCGACCTGATCGACCCGGACCCGCACAACCCCGAGCACCGCTCCGAGGTGATCGACGAGGAGCTCGCGGCGTCGATCGCCCGCGACGGCGTCCTGACCCCGCTCCTGCTCCGCCCGAACACCGCGGTCGCCGGCAGGTTCTTCGCGATCGCCGGCCACCGCCGCAAGATCCACGCCCGGCACGTCGGCCTGACCGAGGTGCCCGCGATGGTCCTGCCCGAGCGGACCGACCTCGAGGCTCTCCGTGCGCTGCTCGTCGAGAACATCCACCGCCAGGACCTGCGCCCCTCCGAGGAGGCCCACCTCGTGCAGGGCCTGCTCGACCTCGGCGTCGACGAGTCCGCGCTCGCCGGCGAGGTCCACCGGTCCGCGTCGTGGGTCAGGGCGCGCCGCGCGCTCGGCCGCCTCCCGGAGACCGTCCGGGCGAAGGTCGACACCCGGCAGGCGACCCTCGACGACGCTCTCGCGCTCGCGAGCTTCGACGGCCCGGAGGACCTGCGGGACCACCTGGTGAAGATGCTCGGCGAGCCGGGCTTCGCCCACGAGGTCGAGCAGGCGCGGCAGACCGCGGTGGAGCGGGAGCGCGTGGCCGAGCTGCGCGCCGGCCTCGAGGTCGACGGCGTCACGGTCGTCGAGTCGCTCGACGAAGCGGCACACCTGCACGAGCTCTCCGCGACGGCGCCGAGGGCGGGCTCCGGGTACCCGGCATCGCTGACCCCGGAGGAGCACGAGGCCTGCCCGGGCCACGTGGCGGCGATCGTGACGGACTTCTGGGGCGGCCCTCCGAAGGTCCTGTACGGGTGCTCCGACTGGAAGGGCAACGGCCACCACAAGCGGTTCGGCTCGTCGTCCTCGTCGTCGGTGCAGTCGACCGAGGAGCGTCGCGAGGTCATCGCGAACAACAAGGCGGCCGCAGCCGCTGAGGTCGTTCGCCGGCAGTGGATCAGCGACCTGCTCAAGCGCTCGAAGATGCCGGGCGACGCCGCGGTGTACGTCGCGCGGATCGTCCACCCCTCCGGCCAGCCGAACTTCCCTGAGTCGGAGATCGCCCGGTCGCTCCTGTACGGCAAGCAGATCTGCGACCGGGACGTCGACGAGGACCGCGCGAAGCGCCCGATGCACCACCTGGTCGCGCTCGCGGCTGCCCGGGTCGAGGCCTCGATGCCGAAGGACTTCTGGCGCGCGGACTGGGACTCGCACCGGGTCCACCTCGAGCAGCTCGCGGCCTGGGGCTACGAGCTGGCCGACGTCGAGCGCGAGTACCTCGTGAAGGCCGCGAAGGCGAAGGGCCGGCGGTCCTCGTGAGCGGCGTCTCGATCCCGCTGGACCGGTTGCGCCCGCACCCGGACAACATCCGCGACGACCTGGGCGACCTGTCCGAGCTGGCGACGTCGATCGCCACCCGGGGTCTGCTGCAGCCGCTCGTGGTGGCGCCGGCGGGGAAGTCGTTCCTGATCCTGGACGGTCACC